GTTTTGCCCGCGCCAGCATTATTAGTCAGACCGCCAAAACGGCTGAAGTCAAACGTGAAGAAGTCGCTCTCGCCCATTGTAAGAATGACCACGTCAGTCGTGGCATCCCAGAGCATGTTCAAACCCATGCCGACAGTAATGGCGTCAACGGTCTGAATAGCAACACTTGTGCAGGCCTTGCCTTGATAAGAGGCAAGAGCCGACACATCGACTTTGACAACAGCGGTTTCACCCGTGCCATCTGAGATGTTGGTAAACTTGAAGACGGCACGACGAGTGTCGTCAACAAGGATTTGGGTCGTTACTGCGTCAGCCATCGTGGCCTCCTTTCAGGCGTGGAGGATTATGACGGCAGAAGCGGCAGCGTATACCAGTCAGTTGCATCCTTGGCGATGAGCATGAAGCAGACGTCGTCTACGACAGTAATCGCGGCATCCGCTGTGCCGTCGTTAATCTTGTCGCTGGTGTTTGGGTAGACCTTAAGATCTGCGCCGGGACCAACCTTGATAATGACGATCCTACCCGCAGCCGCTGCCGGAAGCTTGACGCCCTTAGCGTCGTCCGCGCCAGTGACATAGTTGAAACCAAGAGATAGTGCCGCGGCAGTGCCTTGGTTAGTGCCAGCAGCAGCAACCGTTGTGACGGGGATCGTCTGGTTGCCGATAAGCGTACCGGTCACGTCGCCGGTAATAGGGCCTTCAAAGCCATTGTCAGACTTTACAGGACCAGAAAACGTAGTGCGAGCCATGAGACTTCTCCTGCACGATGGGGCCTTGTCGTCTGTGCAGCGTCAGCCGGGGCTGTCGACAAGACCGGTTAACCCGGAATGGTTGAGTGTAGAAGAGAAAGGGGAGGGCGTAAACCCTCCCCCAACAGATTACGCAGCGCCGGGAGTACCGAAGATGCCGCGCGGATCCGACCAGCCGAAGCTGTAACGCTCGCGAGCCTTGTAACGGACGTTGCCCGTTTCAAAGTCACCTTCCATCGAAGTCTTCATCGACGAGCGATTGAAGTGCTTCAGGCCGTTCGGAGCATCGGTCTTGATGAACCAAGCGTCCGGATCGGTGAGGAAGTGGTTGACGCGATAGCCCTGAGGCAGAAGGCCCATGGACTTCACGGCATTGACGTCGTTGTCAGCGGTGCCGACGCGGAGATCAGAGACGAGAAGTCGCTCTGCGGTAAACTGAAGAGCCGAAGGCACAATCAGCTTCATGCCGCGAGTGGCGATCTTGAGGCCACGTTCGTCGATGAACGCCGCAATGTCGATGAGGGCCTGTTCGAGAGAAGTCTCGTTGAGGTCCGCAGGAGTTGCGAGTTCGTTCGAGAAGTTACCGCCACCCGTGGTGGGGTGGTTGGTGGCGCACAGTTCCACACCGTCACCGCCCTTATAGTTGCTGTCGAACGCATTGTTCAGAACAGCAGCCGCCTTCACCTGCTTGGTGTTGGCCATAGAGCGAGCCAGCGCGCGGGTGTAGCGAGCCGAGAGACGGTCGTAGAGGTTGTCCTCCACGGCTTCTTCGGTGATCGCGAACGCCAGAGCGATGGTTTCGTGGGTGTAGCGAGCCGTGTAGGCTTCACCAGCGGTGTCGTAGGCAATGGCAGAGCCTTCACCCTTGACCGGTGCCTGACCGAAGCCGGAGAGCATGACTTCTTCTTCAAACGCACGATCCGAAGACTCCGTATCGAAGATCTCCGCATGTTCGTTGTCGTAGCGGTCATACTCCATGCCGAAGAGGGCATTGAGACCGGGCTCAAGTTCTTTGAGGAGTTGTGAACGAGTAATAGCCATCTTTTAATCTCCTCAGATGCCCTGATTCGTACCGTTAGTCGAATAACGGTAGAAGTGGTTGTTGAGCATCACGATGGCCAGACGACCCGCCGCCGTTGCGTCGTCGCTGCTCGGCTGATCCGAGAAGCCAACGATACGGAGGTTGAGAACGTCCGAACCCGAACCCTCGTCAACCGTCGAGACGGCCAACTCTGCGCTCGACAAGCCAGAGGTGGCGTTGCCGGAGGTAGCAGAAGCGAGGTTTGCGTTTTCGTGGACGGCGTCCTGCGTGATAGCAGCATCACAATTGATCAGGAAGAGCTGATCAGGATGTGCTGCGATTTCGCAGGTGGCTTCAGTGTTCGCCATGACGGCGGCGGTGCCCGGCCACTTCGGAGACCAGATCGGCTTGCCGTTCAGGTCAGTGTAGTTGCAACCGAGGAAAACGCCCAGCAGCGGAACCGTACCACCGTTGGCATTGCCGACGATATCGACCAGACCCGTCGAGGTGGGGATCACCGGTGAACCTTGATAGATCACCGAAGACGTACCAGCCTGCGAAGTTGTCTGGATCGTAAACGTCATGTTGCCGTTGGTGTTGGCACCAGCGCCGAGCATGTTGTACGGGCGAAGCCCGAACGCGGCATCAATGTTTGCCATTGCTCAGATCCTTGTTTCAGTTTTCGGAGTCCTTTGGACCACCGAAGGTGACACGGCTTTGCCGATCAGGTTTGATGATCGGCATGGAAGGATGTTGTTCCCGCATCAAGTCGTTATCGACCGCAGCGAGTTGATCTCTCGTCTGGCCGCGGTAATACGCCTTACGTTGCTGAACAATCTCGGTGGGAATACGCGCCAGCACCAGACCACCCACTGCAATCACGCCAGCATGTTTGCCGTCTTGAAGAGAAGGGAGATCCCAGTCCGGGTATTCCTCGGCGCGAACAAGCTCAAAGCCTTCGCGAAGTCGGGCGGAAAGATTCTTCCGGTCATCGAAACCGTTGGCTTCCATTCGGATCCAACGATGCGCGTACCCCGCAGGTGCGGGAGGTGCGTCCAAGGAGGACGGTGGTTTCCAAGTCTGTACGCGGGCAGTCTTGGTTTTAGCAGTTTCAGAACGGGGTGTGCGGTCCATGATCGGCTCCTTAACCCTGAAGTTTCTGGATCTGCCTAGCGTAAGATTCTAGGCTAACTCCAAGGCGGTTGGCAATAGCAACTTGTGAGGGGGTCAAACGCACCTGCTTTTTGTTCTCTGAGCGAGAAGCAGGGCGTGCGGAAGCAACCGGGGAAGAGACTTGAGCCTTCGGTTGCTGGAACTTGTGGGGGAACTCTGTCCTGATTCGACGGTCGAGTTCGCCATAGTAATCGTCACTGGTGGGATCAAAGCCCTCAACCTCAACGAGCTTCTTGTGGAAGTTGAACGCGGCCAGTGTCATGACCTCGTCCGCACCAAACCACTGGTTACGGTCCGCCCAAGCCTGTGCCTTGGGGTCCGGACGTGTCTCTGGTTGAGGCGGAGTATAGGCTGGCTCCGGACGAGGAGGCGCTGCGGCTTCCTGCTCCTGACGCACCTTCTGAACGCGCAGGCGCTCGTTCTCAACGGCCAGACCGGCCAGCATACGCTGGGCCTCGATCTGCGCATCGACGTCATTCATGTCGATGGCAGCCTTGAGTTTATCCTTAGCAAGAGCCTCTTGGACCTTCAGGCGGGTGTCGAACTCTTGGACGAGGTTCTTATCAAGGTCCTGCGCCCGCACCTTGTAGGTGTCGACCTCGTTCCTCAGGCTCTTAGCGAACTCCAATGCCGCCTGTTCACGGCGCTCGGCTTCGCGCAGACGGTAGGTCAGTTTGTCGATGCGCTTACGAACCGACTCTGATTGCTGCTCAAGATCGTCTTTTTCCTCAGCCTTGGCCTCCGGCTTTTCTTCCGCCTTGGCTTCAGCTTTTGGAGACTCTTTGGCCTCTGCCTCCGGGGCAGCGTCCTCAATCACGACCTCTACGGCGTTGTCCTTTTCCTGCTCTTCTGCCATGTCTCACTCCTAGATGCGCAATCTCAGACGTTTAGAATGTCGTCAGGATTTGCGATGGTTGCGATGACTTCGTCATCGTTGATGATGCGGACTTCGCCGCCCTCAATGCGGAAACGCGCCCCGGCGTAGCGACCGAGGATCACCCAGTCACCCTTCTTGCACCACGGCCCATTTGCGAACTTGTTCTTGTCGGCATAGCAGTCGTTGCCCATGGCGAGGACATAACCCACAACCGTGGCCAAGCTCATGCGCTCGACATACTCATCAGGAAGGTAGACGTCGCCCTTGGTCTTTGCCTTTCCCTTGTAGGGAAGGATCAAGATACGCCAGCCTGTTGGCTGAGGCAGACGATCAATTGTTGACTGGGGGAGTTTCTCTGGATCAAGCACCCGATTTTCGGGGGCCACATAGGCAGCCGTCAGATCGTCTGCGGCCTCCTCTTTCTTCATGCCCTCAAGCTTTTTGGCAAGATGGTCAGGCAGAATCAGATTCGTCATCGTCGCGGTGTTCCCGTTTTAGCAGAAGGCGGATCTCCTGTTCAACTTCAGACCAGACTTCAAGTCTGCCCCGAAGGTGACGGTAAGCGGCGAAATCGTTGACCGAGCCTTCTGTCATCGCTTCAACGACCACTGCCCGCCGCTCGCGGACAACCTTAAGTAGTTTGTCAACAAAGTAAAGATCAGACACGCATTTGTTCCGTTGAAAAAACCTTCCTTTTCAGGAGGGTTTAGATTAGCGAACGATGAACTTCGTAGCGCGAAGCTGAAGACCAAAACCGCGTGCGGTCTGCTCGCCCTTGGGGGCGGCTTCAACGCTGACGCTCTGGGTCTTTGCGTAGGGGACCATGCCCTGACCCTGAATATCGAGCGAGGTCTGGACGGTTGGGGTCTGTGTCTTAGTGCGGGGCGGACCACCGCGCATGAACTTGGACATGCTTCTCTCCTTATGCTGTTCCGGAACCAGATGAGCCGGAAGAGGTTGAACCTGTTGGGTAAGCTACTGAACCAAACTCAGGGACTGCGGCGGCTGCCGTAGTTCCGGTTGCTGGAACTCCGACATAGGGCGTGACGCCGGGGGTAACAGCAACATTCTGAGTCGAGATGAAGTTGGCCAAATTAGACAGGGCATTCGTGTTTAGCGCAAGGTTTTGCGTGGCCTCTGCCGCTGCCTGTGCCGCTGGGCTGACGCCTGCTGTTTCAAGCGGCTTGAAGATTTCCGACGCGCCGCCACCTCCGCTGTCCATGCCCGTCCCCGTCCCCAAATCCGCAACAAGATCTTCGCTGGGGGCCGAAGGGGTAGAGGGGGAGGACGGCGCAGAAGGAGAAGAGGGAACCTGTCCAATCTCGGCATCCAAAGATGGAATGCTTGGTGCCGGAGGTCCTTGGGCAACATCAAACGTGGGGGAGTTGGCAAGGTTCCACGCAGAGATC